GCTCTATCGCGCATTTTATCTTGACATAACTTAACCATTTCGGTGTAAGTTAGATCCGTCATAATATCACGGCGGCTAGAGGCATCAAACATGTCAAATCTGTATACTTCAAAACAAAGAACATCTCCAAAATCGCGTCTTGCCTTCGCAGCATCCAATCTATATAGCTTATCACCATTAGCGCTAGTATATTCCATTTGGTATTCTGGAATAATCCTAACGTTAAAAGCAAAATCTATACGACGAGATACCGCTTCAGGGCAATTTAATGACTCGATTTGTAAACGTTGTAAGTTTGAAGTTAAACATATCAATTTCGGTTCAGCAAATGTATTGTTTTTGTCAAGCAAGGAAGCCATATGACATTGGTACGGAAACATATTTCCTAAGCGTATCATCTCAAACAATTCCGGATTAGGTTTCAATTGTGAATCCTTAATCTGGATAAAGTCATCATAGACAATATACTCTTGATTTATATAACCGTCCCAATACTCTGTTTCAGGCTCTCTTGCATACACATTTTGCTGCCATGTGCTTGGTGGGTCGCCATATACCCGCATCATATCTAATATGAACGGATAAGATAACCCAGTTTTCCCGTTGCCAGAGGCACCAGAAAACCAAACAATGACAGGTTCAGTTCTTAATTTTGACTTATCCGCACCACTCATGTTAGCTTCCGTTAACAAAAGTTTTGCGGCTGGTAAATTTCGGGCGATGATTTCGGTGTTTCCCTTAGAAAGGTTCAGATCTTTACACACACGCATAAGACGTATCCCTTCGGAATACATTCTTCCTGCGGCGTGTTGCGTCTCGAGACTCGATTGAATCTCTCGATGCTTCTGAAGAGTCAACAACTGTTCAAGGTCATTTTCCCACTTACTAACAGAATCAAGGATATCAGAACGCGGAATTACATTCTCACGTTTTAACACAGTAATTTCCATCCAAGTCCATAATTCATTGGTTACGGTATCCAACCGCTTCCACATATTCTCTAGACCAGAAAACGCTCGTGGTATTCTGTCTAGACGCAATATAAATGAATCAATGTCTCTAGATGAAGGTATCTTACTAACCATTAACGAAAAGGAACACAAAGCTAATAACTTTGCGATTACCATTCCGTCAACGGTAGCAGATTGTGCTGTCGACGTTAAAAATATACTTCGCAATTGCGGAATAATATTTGCAGGCATATCTGATTGCATAAGTGTAGTGACTATGTTCATAAGTACGTCTTGAGGAGACATACCACCAGAACCTAATCTATACAGGTTATAACAAATAGATAAATAACACGCAAATTTCTTCCTAATTCCATCCACGGCAACGCCAGCAACTGAATGCAAGCTATTAACCGCTTCTCCAAATGTTTCGGCAATTTTGTCCAGGGCTTGTATAAATGCAGGATCCATTTGCACATTGGTGTTGACATCAACACCTAACTGTGCAACGGACTGCAGCCGATAATATACATCCCAAGTTTCCTTTGGCGCTAAACAAGGTTTGTCCAA